TGTAATCTGTTGTCCATTTCCACCGCGCATTACTCCCGGTCATTCGCTGATTAGCCACTGCACGGTTACGGTCTGCATATTCACCGGGCCAGTAACCCGCACCTTTTCGGGGTGGGATAAGGGCGCTGATTTTCTTACGCCGCAGTTCATCGTGACAGAGCCGGGTGTCGTAAGCGCCATCTGCCGATGCTGCCCTGATTTTTCTGTGAGTCTGCCGGATAAGACCCGGGAAGGCTTCTGAGTCCGTTACGTTGTTCAGCGACAGGTCTGCACAGATGATTTCATGTGTGTTGCTGTCAACGGCCAGATGCAACTTCCGCCAGATACGACGGCGTTCTTTGCCGTGTTTTTTGACTTTCCATTCGCCTTCACCAAAGACCTTCAGCCCGGTGGAATCAATCACCAGATGCGCGATTTCACCTCGGGTGAACGTTTTGAAACTGACATTAACCGACTTTGCGCGCTTGCTGACACTGGTGTAATCCGGGCAGCGCAACGGAACATTTATCAGTGTAAAAATGGAATCAATAAAACCCTGTGCAGCCCGCAGGGTCAGCCTGAACACGCGTTTAATGACCAGAACGGTGGTGACGGCGAGATCAGAATAGCGCTGAGGTCTTCCCCGTGATGAAGGCGTTGCCGACTCATACCAGGCCTGAATGGCTTCATCATCCAGCCAGAAAGTTATGGAGCCACGGTTGATGAGGGCTTTATTGTAGGTGGGCAAGTTGGTGATTTTGAACTTTTGCTTTGCCACGGAACGGTCTGCGTTGTCGGGAAGATACGTGCTCTGATCCTTCAACTCAGCAAAAGTTCGATTTATTCAACAAAGCCAGCCCCAAAATCTGGGTGTTACTCTTACTACCCAAACTACGGGTAGTTTCCGTAATTTCATGGTCGAGTTGCAGATCTGCAACTCGCCATCAGTCAGGGAAATTTTGTAATTTCACGGGGGTTAAAATTCGAAGAGGCGGGCACTCCAAGAGATAAGAGACGGTAGGGATTTTGCTCCCCCTCCTGAATGCAATTTTTCGTATATATATACAAAACAGTGCGGGTTATGCGGGTTAGCGGGTTATCTTCGCGTGCTAAGTATTTTTTATTATTTAATATCAATGCGTTGAAAAATGACACGTTCAAATGTTAGCCAAATCGTAACCCGCAAGCCATTCAAAATAACCCGCAACCACCCCCAAATAACCCGCAAACACATCAGGAAAGTGGGGCCAGTGATGCCACCGATACCCTATATTTGGGTATCGCAAGTAAGCCCCAAAATCTGGGTGTTGCTCTTACTACCCAAACTACGGGTAGTTTCCGTAGTTTCATAGTCGAGTTGCAGATCTGCAACTCGCCACCAGTTGCTAAGTGCATTTTTGCACTTTCGGTAATATCAACCAGTTACCGCCGTAAGTGCTCCGGCTTCCTCCACTGGTAAGTATTTTTCGCGCTCTCCCTCCGTTGTTGAGAACGGCGACGGTATGCCAGCAACTCAAGAACTCTGGTTCGTATGTTGCGCATATCCACGCCGTTAAGCTCAATACCGTCACGGCGCATTACCTCAGCCACCACACGCGCGTAATTTTCGGCTATCACGCTGTCCGGCTGTGTAGCCTGTTCGTCAGGCTGCTGACTGATTCCGGTAATGCGGCGAATTATTTTTAGTAGATCAGTTTCAGTCATTCTCGTCATACCCCATCAAACGCCGCTAGTCGCTCTTTCTGGCTGTCGCTCATATCAAATGCAAATTCCTCATGCTCAGCCTGGAATGTGCCAAACGCCATCAGCGCCGCAACGCTCGGGTCTATCTTGTTGGATGATTTTTTCTTGTTCGGCTTGATATTGGCGTTCGCGTCACTCTGCATCACAACATTACTCATTGACCAGGCCAGCACAGGATCACCACGATGCACAATCACCTTCCGGTTAACAAAAACCTCGAACGATTTCGCCGCCGGACTGAAACGAAGGTAGGTTTGAGGGAACGGCTCCACCTCAAAGCCTGCCCCCTGTAACTGCGTTCTCAGGTGCGTGGCGTTCCACGTATCAAAGCCCACCAGCCTGATATTGAAATTCTCTGCATCCAGCATGATGTCATCACGGATACGGTCATAATCAATGCAGTCACCCGGTGTTGTGCGTATCCAGCCCGCCTTTGCCCACTGGCGATAGATGGCGCGGTTTTTATTGGCGGGGTTCTGTAGCTGAAATTCCGGCAGATAGTGACGAGAAACCAGCATAATGGTTTTACCAACCGGAAAGGCATAGCACACGCTGGAGATGTCGCTTGTGGATGATAAATCAAGCCCCGCGTAACACTCCTGACCGTGTAAATCTTCCTCCGTGAACGTTCCGGCGCACTCAGCCCATGCACCGTTACCCATCCACGGCGTAGCCCCCTGACACCAGATATTGAATCGCTTGGTGAGCATTTCCACCCACTGCGACGGAATACCCCGCGCTTTCTGGATGGTTGAGGCCAGTTTTTCACGATCTACGGAAACATCGATATTGGGATTCGCCTTTATCCACATCGCCGGATCGTCAACCTCGCTTTCATCATCCAGCTCATAAATCAGCACGAACATGGATTCGTTCACCTCTTCACCATCCAGTATCTGGCAGCAATAGTCGTAGTGTTGTTTACAGGCTGAAACAACGTTGCTCCCCGATGTGGTGATGGCAAATAACAGCCCCTCTGGGCGTGCCCCCATTCCCAGTTCAAGCGCGGAATAAACCCCGTTGTCAGGGTGCAGGTGATATTCATCCACAATGGCAAGACTCGGGTTTGTACCTTCAATGGTTGCTGCTTTTGCTGCCAGTGGCTTTAACAGGCTGTTGGTTTTCGGGTGTATCACCTTGTGTGCCTGAATATTTACCCGCTTTCGTAACGGTCGGGATAAAAGGCACATCTGACGCGCATCATCAAACACGATCCGCGCCTGATCACGACTCACGGCGGCGGTGTAAATATCCTGCTGCCCGTTTTCCATAACCAGAAACCAGTTAGCCAGGATAGCGGCGACCGTGGATTTGGCATTTTTTCGCGGTACTTCAATGAATGCGCTGGTGTATTTGCGCCGTCCGGTGGCCTTAACCTTAAAGCCCAGGATGCACGCAAAGGCGAACTGCTGCCACGGCTCCAGCTCAATGGGGCTACCACGCATTGCGCCTTTTACGTGCGGACACACCCTGGAAAAGGCAATAAACCGCTCAACGACCTCCGGATCGAACGTGTAAAGGGGGTTTTCAAGGTCAGAAAAATACCGTTTAACGGCCTGTTTCAGTCGTTTACAGGCCGTAATTTTGCCGTTTTTTACGCCTTCTGCGTACTCATGCCAGGCAGTCAAGCTCGTCCTCTTCCTCTGTTTCCGGTGGATTTCTGCGGCGGCTTACCGGGTCAAAACCCAGCAAAGAAGCCATTTTGATCATTATTCTTTCTGCGTCAGCCTTTGCGCTCAGGGCGGGGTTTCTGCTCTCGCTGCCCTGACTGTTAACAATGCTGAACCCGCGCGTCGCAAGGTCTTCGACGGCTTTGCGGTATATGGAGTAGTTAACGCAATACAGTTCCAGATTGCTCCAGTCGGCGGGGGTAAGGTCTTCCCGCCCGGAAAGCTGGCGCGATTTTTCCTTCCACTGCCTGACCGCGATTTCATCCAGGTAAGCGGGGGCTTTTGGTGGTCTTGCCATGTTCTTTTTTCGCCCAATTATTTTCAAAAAAATTACCGTGCACAAAAATTTGAGGGGGCGGTCGGTGTCCGGCAGGGACGGTTTCGTCCTGAAAACCACCCCCACCCCCTCTGACGGCCTCACCAGCGATTGCGAAAACATTCCATGACCTCGCGGTCACGGTCGGTTAATCGCTTCGCTGTGGTGCGTTTTGTGCGCCCTGTCCTGTTGGCTTTGTGCTCTGTCTCCTGTGTCTTCCATGTGTCACGCTGCCTTATCAGTCCACGTATCAGCCTGGTTTGCTCCTGTTCAGTCATCATCGCCATACATCCAGTCGTTACGGTGTGCCGCCCGTTCTTCCTGCTCGCGATACATGCCCGCTTTACGGTTTGCTTTCGTGGCTGGATCTTCCCGTGTCGTCTTACGGTTGTGGCACGTCTGGCACAATGCCTGGTGATTCCACTCAGGCCAGAAGAGAACATCACCGCCGCCATTGATGGGAATGATGTGATCCACCACAAGAGCTGGCGTATAAATCCCCTTAGCCAGACAACGCACGCATAACGGGTTTTTGCTCAGGTACAGGGCGCGGTATTTGTCCCACTGTCGGGAATACCCGCGCGCGCGGCGGTGTCCCCGTCTGGCATCCTCTGCACGCCATGCAGCCCGCCTGTGCTCTTCACACTTGCCGGACTTCACGCGCTTATTACAGCCAGGCTCAGTGCATCGCCTTAATGGTTGCCACGGCATCAGTACACCCCTACGTCACGATAAACTGACCAGAGCGCAGAAATAGCCATAGGCAGTTCCGAGTGCTCCACTGGTGAAACCGCTTCCCGGTTCTCGTACAGGAAAGCGATGTACATCAGGCAACCAACACGCATTGCCGGGGTAAATTCCAGCCCGTCTTCAAAACGTTTCCCGATATGCTTCTGGCAGGCTTCCAGCGCCGCATCGGTATACATTTTCAGAAGTTCGCCTTCACCGGATAAATCATCATCAAGTCGAAGATGTGCCCTGACTTCATCAGGTGTAATTCTGGCTTCACTCATCTTTTCTCCCTTTAATTTCCACAGTCTGTTTCCATGCCTGGCTGAACTCATCACCACCTTCACGCGGCGGCATACCCTCACGCTCACGGGCTTCGTTCGGATTCATGATCCCGTTCTTAATCCCTTTCTCATACGTGGCATAACGTTCGGTGGGTGTGGCGCGTAATAAATCGGCTGAATCAAACTCAACCAGATAACGGGTACCAGGTACGGGAGAAGCCACCAGCAAAGCGGCCTTGATTTGCTGTTCGAAGTTCGCCAGCCACGGGCGCATTGTCATGGTCAGAAACGCGCGGCTTGCCTCGCTGAAATTGCTGTAGGTGCTGTTGCTGTATTCCTGCAGAAAAATAGGCGATACGTTGAACATGCGGGCGATGTCTTCAATGGAGAAGCGACGGGAGGCCAGCCATTCCGCATCCTGGTTACTCATTCCCAGTTGCTTGTAATCCATGCCCCCTTCAAGGATTGGCGTTTTTCCGGCATTTTTCGCCCCCTTGTAGCGTTCCAGGGCGTCTAATGCCTGTTTACCTTTCACACCGTCCAGCCATTCGCCTGACGTGATAATCCCTGCCGCCATCATGCCATCTTTCATAATGCTGGCTCCGTGACGCTGTTGAGCAAGGCCAAGCCCCAGCGCCTCACGGCAAATCGTGACGGGGGAACGCCCCAGAAAGCCATCATCCGAGGCATAGCGGAGATGCAGAACTTCTTCCTGTAAATACGTGCGCACCGTTCCTGTACAGGGTTCGGTGATGGTATAGCGGTATTTGTGTGCGCCTGTGCGTTCCGGTACAACACACCCCGGCGCATAAGGATGAAGTGATTTTGGCTGCCCGTCCTGCCCCCACTCAATAACCGCATAGGCGTTACCGTTCAGCAGGCAGTGACGCATCATTGTGCGTTTAAACTGGTAAGGTGTCTGGCACGAATTAGGCTGCTCATTCAGCAGAATATCTACCGGGTGACTGTCCAGCCATTCCCGCGCCTCCCTGCCCTTGTCATTACGTACCAGATACAGATAACACGGCATCGTGGCCACCGCCTCAGCGATGACAGAAACCGCATTCATCACTGCAGGCAATGATTCAGCCGTCCCGGCAGAAACATATTCTCCGGATCCGGTATTCGGTACGCCGGACAGCGCCAGAAAATCATCAATGGACAGGTTACGCTGCTCGCTTTTTTTACGACTAAAAGGCCACCACATATCACAACCCCGCCAGCTCAGACCAGCGATGACGATTATTTCCTGTCGGGCATAATTCAGGGTGCTGTGCAAACAACGAACGGTGGGCAATCTCCACGCCAGATTCTGGATAAGCAGGCATCGACGTTATTGTGATTTCACGGAGTTCAGCGGCGGTTACGGTACGCAAATACGGTTTTTGCGCGATACTCCACTCCTCGCATAATGCGCGAAAACCAAAGCTCATTCCTGTAATGTCGCCACGCTCCACCAGCGTAAGCACATCTTTTCCAAGCTGGGTATCCGGCGGTGTCAGTTCAAAACGTAACCCGGTGTTATCCTCAGTCAGTACCAGAGTGCCGGATTTGGTGCGCCCCAGCAGTTGGGTATAGTCATGCTCATACAGGCAGCGCACATCATTACCCGCCGCCAGATAGTCAGCAAAAGCCCCCGGCGTGAACTGTTCGCGGAATTCGTCCCAGATAATTTCTGAAAGGCTGTTCCAGCGAACGGCATACCCCACCAGCTTTTTATTGCTGGCGGTCAGTTCAGATGTGCGGATTTCAAAATCGGTGTTTTTCATCGGTGTACTCCATAAAGCTGAAAAAGGAGGCCGCAGCCTCCTCCTTACTCATGACTAGCCAGCTTTCATTTCCAGAATTTTGATGGCGTTTGAATCCACCACACCACCGCCCAGATATTTATCCGTGTGGACCTTGTAGAATCCGGGTTCAGTAATGTTGTCCGGTCGGGTGCGAATCCCTGTTACATGATCAACGATGAAATAACCACGACTGAAATCGCCAACCGCTAGCGGTGCTTTTCCTGCGCCGATGTCCGGCATGGACTCCAGGCAGTAAACAGGACGACCAAGCAACATATCCGGCGCACCTTCTTTAAGGCTGTCGCGCCAGATATAATCGCCGTTCTCATTTTTCAGCTTCTGTAGTGTCCCTGCCGTGCCCGAGTTCATCACCCAGACGGCATTTTTGCGGTATTTCGCTTTCAGCTTGTAGAGAATGTCGATCAGTTCGTCCGCTGTAATGGCGGTTCCACTTGCCGCTACCATTTTTTCAATGGTGCCAAAAGCGCGGGTTTTGTCACTGGTCGCCGCACGGGTGTAAGCCATGAAGCCTTTCGGCTTGCCGTTACCGTCGCCATTAACAAAATCATCCTCTTCGGTGCTGGCGAACGTGTCGGCAATTTCGGAGGATAACCAGCCCAGAATATCCACCTCTGAAAAATCAAGGATTTCCTGCGTGGTTTTCGGGTAGGCGTAGATCGGATTCAGCTTGATGGTTACGCGTTCAATTTTCGGGGTGTTGGTTTCACTGCGTGCGCTGCCTTCTGTGCCTCGTCCTACAGTTGCGCCGCCAGTGGAAACCAGTTTCTGAAACTCATTTGATTTTGCAGTCTTCACGGTCGCGATCACGCGCATAACACTGTCATCCTGTAGCTGGCGCATGACTTCGCGATCGAGCTCAGGAATTACGGTATATCCGCCATCCCTGCCGCTGTCAGTGCTGGTGGACAGTGATCGCACATCTCCGGTTACGATGTAGTTACGCAATTCATCAGATGATAATTTCTGGATGCCCGTTCCTGGCTTGCTGCGTTCTTCATCAGCCACAGACTCGAGGCGGGAAATTTCTGTGTCGAGGGAGTCGGCTTTTGCACGCAGTTCATCAAACTGTTTGCCCTCGTCATCGTTCAGGCTGCGGTTTTCACTGTCGGCTTTTTCCAGCAGGGATCGCATCTGGTTTTTCAGGGCGGTTTTTTGCTGGCGGAGTTCGATTAATTTCTTCATGAAGGTTTTCTCGTATTGGTTAAGATTCAGGACGTGAAACCAACACGGAGGGAGCGCCGCCCGACACTCTCGGCATCTCGCAGATCAACCCGGCATCGCGCAGGGGGTCAGGCGGCATTGTGGCGGCTCACGTCTGAGTGCCACACGCCAACATATACATAAAAATCAGTATGTAAATATCAGCCAGAATCACTGAACAGCCAGAAACAACCACGAACAAATAATTTACAAAACCTGAAAAAAAGACCCGGGAAAAATCCGGGCCTTTATCGCTTTACTGTTTCACGGGATCGCGCATTCTGCGCCTTATTTTCCACAAATATTCGATCATCGCTTCCACCTGCTCACGGTTGGTTGCGAAAATTTCCCCGGTCAGTGAGCTGCGCAGAAAATCATGATGATCCACAACAAATAACGCATCGGAAGAAAGCAGACGGCGATATTTTTTTGCTGTCGTGGTTTCCAGATCATCAATACCATGAAACTTTTTATGTTGCTGAACTTCTTCAAATGTCACTGGCATGTATCCCCCTGTTATCGCTAAAAGGGTATGTTATCCCCGTATGGATCATCATTCCCCGCCTGTTGCTTAGCCCTATTTAGAGCGTCAGTAGCCTGACCCTGCTGGCCTTTTTTGCCACCAGGTCGCGCCGTTCTGGCACTGATTACGCTGTCTGCGATAACCTGCCAGCCCTGCCGCGTTTCCCCGTTCTGGCCTGTCCACTGGCTTACCTGCATGTTACCCGCCACGCTCACCAGCTCGCCTTTGTGGTGTTTTGCCAGTGCGTCGGCCTGTCTGCCAAACGCCAGGACGGATAACCACATCGTCGCCTGTCCGTCATCTGCCTGATTGCACGGCAGGTGGACCGCCATGCTTGCCATAGCCATTTGTGTGCCCTTGCTGGTGGTCTTTAACTGCGGGTCAGCCACCAGCCGCCCGTAAGCTGCTATCTGTGCTGTCATGCTGTCTGTTCTCCGGTTTTAACGTTGATAGTTACGCTTGTTTACACCCTTACGGTGAAATTCTGCGGGTTATAATCGCACTTTTGCGGGTTATAACTGCCGTTTTGCGGGTTACGTGCGGGTTATTGATTTCCTTTTTATTCATACAGTTAATTCACTTATACACAGGATAACCCGCATAACCCGCAACTTTTCACCTCACACAGGGGGGTTAATCGTCTGCCTCAGGCTGGAACATCATCACGTAAAAAACATGCTGCTTACCCCCAATTTTGCCGAGCGCCTTTTTCTTGTAACGGCGATCGTTACCCGCTTCCAGCATTCCGGCAGCACTCAACGCGCGGGCAAAGTGAGACGGATTAAATCCCTGTGCTATCTCACCCTCAAACACATGAGGAAACGTGTAAAAACGGAACTCATCATCTTCATTTCTGATACTCCCCTTTCTGTATCCGGCAAGGTCTTTAATCGGTAAATCACGCTCATCACTGTTTGGGTAAGGAAGGTATCGACTGAACCCGAACGACGACAAAAACGCCTCAGCCTGTTCAACCATCTGTTTAAATTCCCTGTTACCCGTGCCGAACTCCTTCACCCAGGCATTAAAGTTATGCTGTATTGCGTCCCGGCATTCCTGCGCGGCCCAGCCAGTTACATGACCGGAAAGCACAAGCGCAGCCTCCAGTATGGCGAAACGTTCCCCCACGCGGTGGACCTGCTCGCCGTAGCTCTCCGGTATCAGGTTGTGCCACCGTTCGCGGCATTCCCTTACCGTGTCCTTTGCCTCCTGCTGGTGGTCTGCCAGCCATTTAACCCACTCACGACCCGCCGCCCCGTGATTTGCAGTCCAGGCATCCTTTAACGCGTCTGCGTGCGCCTTTCCGGTGCTGTATTCGTGAAATTGCGTGGCTTTCTCCATCGGTACGTTAAGCAGACGGACAAGCTGGCCTGCTTTGACTTTTACCCCCTCACTTTTGAGGAATGTCTCAACATCCATTTCTCCGGTGCTGATTGCCACCGTGCGCCAGTGTTTGATCTCCCTGTTGCCGCCGTCCTTCGCCCCCTGTAATTTCCCCGAACCGTTAAACAGCGTATAGGCTGACGTGGACACTTCCCGCGCGTTTCCGGCCTGGCCTATTTCATCCAGGGGTAACAGCCCGTCGTTGTGTGCTTCGGCCTCGTTGGCGATACCTAACGCCGTTCCGTACCAGGTCAGCCGTTGCGCGTCCGGCTCTCCCCATAAACTTGAAGCGATGTTCTGCGTGGTGGTTTTCCCTGCCGATGACTGTTCGAAAAGATGTACCCCGAAGCCGTCAGCACCAACAAGGCCAATCAAAGGTGCTGCCAGTGACGTGGCAACACCCAGCATCATGGACGGATTGCCACCAGCCAGCCGCGCCACGCTGTCGCGCCAGCCCTCCGCCGTACCCGCAACCGAATAGCCATTAACAGCGGCACTTTTTCCGGTAAACAGGATCGGTTTTTCAGAATCACCAATGATTGAACCGTCCGGCATGATGTACGCGCCAAAATGCCAGCCCGTTGTTGTGCTTAACTGCCATTCCTCATGGCTTCCGCTTAACTGCATCCAGTCAGCCAGGATAGCCCTGTATTTGCCATTTGTTGTCACATTCAGCCCGTGATCTTTAAGCAACCGCCAGCCGTCACGGTCGCCAATGCCACCACACGGGATCGCCATTGTGATGACTTCATGGTTTGCTAATTTTTTCCAGCGCATCACGCGGTAATGCTCTTTACCGATCGTCCCCGTTCCCAGTAGTTCAAGCGGAGAACATAACCACGTCTCAGGCCGGATAATTTCGCCTGACTGCTTATCCACTTTGGGCGTTACCCAGAAAACACCATCGACGCGACTTTCAACGCGGGGCTTTAATTCATCATCCTGATAGCATGGCTCTTTTTTCTTTACAGGCAGTTCAACTACCTTTTTCTTTTCCGCCTGCTCTGCCCGTTCACGTTCCAGATATTCGCGCCAGTTCTCCCGTTTCTGGCTGTGCATTCCTTCAGGATAATAATCAGCATCCCTGACACCTGCCGCTGCCAGTTTCTGCCCGATGGTATTAACAAGCCCCGGACGCAATAACCCCGCCTGATAGAGACGCACGCGATAGCGTCCGTCCGGTACGATTTGCAGGTTGTCCAGTTCGGCAAGTTGTTGCTCTCCAAGCCAGACAGGTGGCACGTTATCGCCAGCCAGTCGCCCGTCCTGTTCCTGC